GCTACACAATATCTCCATGAACGTGCGTCTCCTGCTGACTCTGAAAATCGAATAACTTCGATAATATCGCCAGGTCTAGCTCCGACCCACTTTGCGGCCGCATCTTGAGAATCTATCCATCCAAGTTGTTCATGTGGCTTGGTAACATTAAATTTCTTCTCAAATAGAGAAACCTCTTGCTGTTTCAGGATACGATGAGGAATGAATTTACGATGTTTAGAAATATCTGTTTGCAAACGAAGAATGTCAAAGATTTGAAGAAGTGGATTTTCTTTCTTTGAAATGTACGATCTTACAATATTGACAATCTTTTCAGAACAGGGAATCAAAGAAACAATAATTGTTCCATTTGTATACCCGTTCTCCGAAGAGAATTTGATATAAGAAGACAAATTGGCTTCATTGATTCTGCTCTTATCACTGAATATTATTAGGACATCTCCAATTTTGTACATACTAGTTTCATCCAAAACAGAAGCCAATGGTTCAGGGTCTCCAACTTTGAGACCACGAGCTTCAATCATAGCTTTCAAAGTTACCAAAGCTTTCTCTTCCATTCTTTTTGCTTATTGTGCTGATGGTAAATCTTTTCCATTTTAAAAGTAAATGCCAACATTTATGTCAACTGAACCATTACCGTTATTAAAACCTTTACAGAAAGATCTTGATGATATTCTAGAAAAGCTTAAAGAACAAGGTGTTTCGCAAAGTGGATATGCCAAAGCAGAATCAGATATTAGAACTTTATTTTCTACTCTTACACAAGTATTATCAAAGACAGAAGGACCAAGTTCACTTATAAATATTTCTGGAGTTCCACAAGGACAATTTGGAAGACGCAGACGCAGAAAAACACGGAGATACTATAAATGAAAGAACTTTCATGGATTGCTTTAGCTGTTGCCGTAATTGTAGTCTTAGCAATGCTGACAAAAACTTGGGAACCTTTTGCCCTTGAATTCGTAGACAGTACTAATATGCAGAGAACAGATGCCAATAAAGATTCTTCATACGCACAAGTAACTAATAATGTAAAGCCACCTTCAGATCTAGGTATTCCTGCTGTAACTGGAATTGAGACACCATTCAGAGTCAACTTGTTTAATTCTTTTGTGCCAACATAAGTGTCTGCTTAAAATTTTCACGAATTCTGGCTTCTTGTTCAGGTGGATATTTCTTATCTTTAAGAAGATGTGTATACGCTACCTTAGCCACATCATAAGCCTTACAGTATGATGCTACAATAGAAGTCTCATCCCATACTTTCCAATCATATGTATCAGCTTCCAAAAATAGGAATGTACCTTCTGGTTTTGGAATGCTTGAAGCGTACAAACACATAGACAGAAGTTCACGAGACCATTTGCCTTGAGCTCGGCATAAAGACATGTATGAAACTAGAGACTCAATACGATTAGGACAGATTTCATGTGCTTTCCATGCCCATTCTTTACAGCCGAGTAATCTAGTCAAATTCAAAGCACAAATAAATTGTTCTTCAATCCATCCTCCCGCATCAAATCGTTTTTTGTACCAGGTTATAGATTCATCTCGCATTCCAGCATCACGATATGACTGAGCCAAATAAAACATGTATCTCGTATTTTCAGGTTCTTCTTTCAAAGCTTCCAGGATAGTTTCAGCATCTCGTTGATATTTATTTCCTTCTAACATTGATCTGGCTCCCATTGTACGACCAGTCATCCAGATTTCTTTAGGAAGACGAACATGAATATTTTTTTCTTTATCGTTGGTTGGATATTCGTGAAGAACACCTTCATATCTCCAACCATCTCCTGCCTTAAAAAGCTGTGTTCGTTCATATTCTAGACTACCACGTTTCAAATGAATATTGCAAGCATTCGGCATTGTCATGTACAATGCTTTCAGCAAGAACTCTTTAACATTTGGAGGGCCTGTAATCAAATCATCAGCATCAATCATCAGAATATAATCCATCTGTCCATCACAAAGTTTCAAAGCTTCTGATCGAGATTTACCAAATCCTTTCCAATCACTTTGATGAACAATTCCCGGAATACCTTTGGAAGCATAGAAGTCTCTGATTATTTGTACAGTATTATCTGTTGATCCAGTATCCAGAATACAAAACGTATCAATAAATGGAAGTGATGAGTTCAGAACTTCATGTACAATATGTGACTCATTCTTTACAATCATAGACAGACCTATTTTGTATTTGGGAAGTCTTTGTGGTCCTAACATTTTCACCAATTTAGGATAGATTTTATCGAGTTCAACAACTGAAATACCGTCAGGAACATGAATACAAGGTTCAGTTAGGACACGCATCCCAGCCCATTTCCAACGATTACACCGAATGGATTCAAATTCCTTGTATGAATCTGAATAATGTAAGTTGAGTAGAATATGAGCTTTACCGATCTGTTTGTCACGTTCATCGCCAAACAAATCAGTAATCCAATGTACACGCAAGAATTGAGATCTCAATTCTTCAACAATTTTTTTGCGTCGTTCGGAATGTGTTCCTACAACAACTACGTCATATTCTTTAGGAACATCTAGATATCCGCGAAGTTTTTCAGTTTCTTCAGATCTTTCTTTATAAGGCAAATAAGTACCTTTTCCCGTTAGTTTAATATTACTTTCCGAATAATCGAGCACCTCATCTGCGATAGAAATAAAAGTTTTATATTCAGCCAGATTTCCAGAAACACAGAGCTGTTCTGTATTCAAAAATTTTATTTTAGATCCAGGAGGAATACTGGGAATACGACGAACACATAGATATTCATCTTCTTCAAACTTAGTTTTATCCGTATACTGAACAATCTCTTCTCCAAAAGATTCTACATATTCTTTCATGTATTTATATTCAGATTCATGACAGAGAATCTTCATTTATGTTATATTTCATCCAAGTTTAAAATGGTTGTTTTTGTAGGAAGAGTTCCTGATCTTCTGTACTCCAAAATTTCTTCCCATACATTCTTGAATGAAGGTAGGTTCTCAGTGAACCATTCGGTATCTTTTTGAATAAGCATATCCTTTCTAGATTTCAGAGACCAGTAAACAAGATCCCAATCGAGCGGATCTTCCATAAACGATACCATCCATTCCTGGAGAGAACGTGTGTCTGAAATCTGTTTGTATACGACATTGCGTGTTGACACGTTTACAGCAAAACATGATTTAACATTTGTTATCGTAATCCATTCAGCATACGAATGTTTTACAAATTTGAATTCGGAATATTCGCATTCTTGGAGTCCTGTACACGCAAGTTGTAGTTGTACCTGGTCATAATATGAATCTGGAATAGGAGCTCCAGGATCAACTTCACGAGAAATTGGACACTTAATTTCAATCAGTCTTCCATGACGTTCAGTTCCCAAAAGCAAACCATCTGGCGATGCTCCAAGAAAAGAGTGTTCTGGATGAATAACACAAGCCAGATCTTTTATTTGGACTCCCGATTGTTGTACAAGTTCTTTTGCTACTTCTTCAAATTGTGTTCCCCAATCCAGTGATGCTACTCCACCAGATCCTCCTGTACGTGGAACAAGCTTTGAAAGAATTAGTTCACGCCTTGAAGAAGCTGTAGCACTAGCTTTGGCTTTGAAGATTTCAGATGCTGTCAACATATTTGATCTACGGTCATGCCAGGCATCAGTTCTCTGATCACATTCGCCATAATCACGAATGAGGTCAGCGATTATTTGTTCCATTATCTAATTAGGTAAGCTTTCTTTAACTCGCATACGTTTTCGAACTTAGAATGTTCAGGACTGTAGGAAGTCCACCAATATAAGATCCAAGAACTACAGGCAAGATAAATTGAAATTGTAGGGTCAGAGTAGCAAAGAATTCAATTACTTTTAATGAATGCATGATTAAAGGATCAATTAAGACTACCGCATAAGTACCAGTTTCAGTATATGGAATATGTGTTACCGATGTATCCATAACATTGTTAATAATAGACATTGAAACGACATTATCGTAATGTACAGATAAGAATCCAGTTGTAAAACAAATAAAGTATAAAGTAATAACTTTAGACCATGAGTCCAAAGTGATACCCATGAATTGAGCTGCATTTCCAGATTCACCTCCTGGACCAAAGTGTAAGAATCCGTTGGCAAAAGAACCTTCGACATCTAGATATACAAAATACGTAATCAAGAATACAATGAATATTACGACAATAAAATAAGGATTCCAGAATATCTCCATTATCATTTTAACAGAGGATTTTTACTAAAGTAATGGACCAAATACAAAGTCAAGAACAATGGGTTCTGCACCGTCTAGAAAAATTTTATGCAGTTACGGAGAACCTACAGAAAGTCCAAAACGTACTATCCGGCCAATCGGTTCTTTCTTTGCGGTTGATCGACTGGTTTGTGACGAATTACGCCAAGATGCACAACGTGTCGTTCGTACACCAGGGAAAGTATCAGACAGTTTACCTATCATACAAAAGTCATCTGAAAGCTTACAGCAAAAAGATGTTCGACCCGTTCTGCCGATGCCGCCGAATTAAGTTTGCTGGGATGGATACTACTGTAGGTCAATTGAATTTCTTTCAATGGATTATTTCTGATGGAATTTTGGATCATATGTACGCGCATCGTGAAGAGATTCACAAAGATATGGAAGCTCGTATTCACGCATCCAAGCAAACAAATAAACGCCATGAAATTTCTCAATGCGCATCAGACAAACTGTCTACGCACAGTGTTCAAGTAAAAGTTTCCTTTAACTAATCAAATGTATTCAGTACTCCGACCCGACTTAGTGTACACCAATGTGTCAGCCGACATTCTAGAACATGATGAAGACTATGATGCTTCAGAATGGTCATATTCTGGAAAACAAGTGTACCGTGGAGCTGTGGATCGTTCGTATACTAAATGGAACTTGGATGTTTATTGGTTATACGATGATTCTTTACAGAGAACAGGTCTTGCTGAACATGATATGGATGATCCTTCTATATTCGAAGTTCTGTGGTTCCGTGATACTCCATTTGGAACTTTACTCCAAGAAGATTGGACAGCTGGAGAAACTTTATATTCTTTGATGACACCTGAAGCTTATCAGGACGCATCTGTTGGTAATGTTATGCTGAAATTACATGGGAGACTTGTGACTCCTGATTATGTTATCCATGGTATCCCAGAAGCTTGGGAATGTACAGAATGTGGAACCAGATCTTTTTCACAATTTGAGTGCAAATCTGTGAAAAAAATTGAAGTTTCCTCCAATCCTTTTTTTGTAGATGAATCTTTAATTATCTACACGCCTTCCAACACACGTCTTACGCTTCAGCACGGCGTCTGCGTCCTCCTCCCCCGCCAGAAGCAACAGGAGCAGGAACAGGAGTTTCCTCCTGAGCTTCAGCCTGAGCCTCCTCTTCAACAGGAGCCTCCTCAGCAGTAAAGATCGATGCAGAAGTCTGGCGACTTGGCTGAAAGACCTGTGCGTTCTTGATACGCCAAGACACACCAAAGGACTGGCCGATGATGTAAATTGATCCGGTGATTACCAGATTCGCCTGTACGTACTTTTGAAATACGGACTTGAGGGAATCGGGCGTCAGTGCGTACGGATTCATTGATCCATCCACAGCATCCATGTCGACGCGACCGTCGTACACAGGAACCTTCAGACGAAGAGAAGGAGGATACTTGCCGTTGGGCACGTACTCGTCTCCATTCTTGTCTGTCGAAACACTGAGAATACTCTTGAAACTGTCACGAATTGACTCCTCAGAACGCTTCTTGCCGAACAGCTTTGAACTGTTCTCGGTTGCCCAGGCAACAAGCTTGTTTTGAAGTGCCAGCATGAAGTTGTACAGAGGACCAATAGTCTGATCTTCTGACTGCTCGCGCGCATACGAATCGCATCCCTTGAGAGAGGCAATGAGTGTATGTGTAACGTTCCCCGTGTTGGCATCCTCCCGCTGGATTAGACCAGCAGGAAATGACATCTTGGGAAGACGTAGTTGGAATGATTGTCCGCCATATCTTAGCTGTACTCCTTTACCTCCTTGCTTGTTGATCTTGATTTCTCCAAAGGAGACATTCTCGATGTTTGCATTCTGAGCGTGAATTACTGCGTTAGTGGACATTCTGTTTTTATTGATTATAGCGCTATATATGTGTAAATCCGTTTTCAAGAAACTGTGCCAAATAAGATAAGAATGTTATGCTCATCCACGAAAAGTCGTACATCGACCGACCGATGTTCTCATAAAGCATTGGTCGGACTTATTTTTTGCGGAAAGCATGCGAAAACTAGGAATAAAATTATGTGGAAACCGCCAACTGTAGAAACCGACTCGGCTACATTAATTCAAAAGATTTGGAGAGGTTGGTCAGTCAGAAGATGTCTTGCTCTCGCAGGAGATCCATTGAAACGACACGATTGTCATAATGAAGAAGAATTGGTAACCTTGGAAGAAAAAAATCGTCAAAATCCATTGAACTTCTTTTCCTTTGTAGAAAATGGTAAACGATGGTGGTTTGGTCTTGATACCATAATTAAGTTAATGGAGACAGAAACTCCTAAAAATCCTTACACAAATGAAATCATTTCTCGAGATACTCGTGTTCGTATCTATGAATTAAGAGATCTGTATTGGTATCGGCAATTGTACAATTCTCCGCAAACACTTCACAATAAATGTATCATGTTGTCTCACATCCTAGAAGATCAATTATTTGAAAAAATTTCGTATACACGATTTGAATATATGTCACGTCTTACTATTGTATTTTTCAGTTCAGAAATACATAGACATCTTGTGGCCAGATGGAGAGACAAACCTTCCCAAAAAAGAGAAAAACATTTATTTTTAATTGAATCGTGTGTAGCAAAACAATATCTGGAAGCTCATCTTGAATTTCTTTTATTTCAACTTATTAGTTCTCTTTTGTACATGTTGAGAACAACAAAGAATAAATTTCCACTGTCTTTCATTATTTTCGGGGCCTTACAGGCAATGTGATTTAAACAGGTCACGATTATACTCAGTATAACCGCGTTAGAAATGTCTTCTACTTCTTCTCCTGTTAAAGCAAACAAGATGCCTGCGAAGACTGCCAAGCCCGCAAAGACTCCCGCTGTCGAAACCGTAGTTGTACCCGTAGCCACTCCGGCACCTGTAGCTGCCCCCGTAGAAACTCGTAGTGCTGATGCTGTACTAACCTCTCTTCAGGAGACCCTGAAGACCCTGAAGTCCGATCTGACTTCTCGCCTAGCCGCCGTATCTCATGACCTAGTAGAGGTATCCAAGGCTGTAAAGCGTGAACTTCGTGATTCCAAGCGTCGTCGCAAGGTAGATCCTGCCACGCTATCTCCCGAGGATCGTGCTATCTGGGAGGCCCGTCGCAAGAACAATGCCTTTCTCAAGCCCCGTCTTCTGACCGATGAGATGTGCACATTCATGGGTCTACCTGCCAAGAGCCAGCGCTCTCAGACTGATGTGACCAAGTTTGTGTCTGCCTACGTAAAGCAACACAACTGCTTCGATCCCAAGTTCAAGCGTCGCATTGTTCCGGATACCAAGCTAGCCAAGCTCCTGCGTACCAAGGACAAGGATGAAGTGACGTACCTCAACCTTCAGAGCTTCCTCAAGGTCCACTACGTGAAGACTGCTTAAGTCTCCCAAAGTCTAAAAGTTTTAATCAACATTTTTAAGGTGTCTGTACACACTAAAAACGTTGTTTATAATAAATGAGCATTTTTGCGTTGATTGTCCTTCTTCTTGCTGGATATTTTTTAGCAATGGCCATTTATCATCAGGTTACGACCAGCTATCCTAATTGGACTTCGCGCCTATGGGCAATTCCTATGATGCTCTTGTACGCACTCGGAGTATATTGGGGCATGACCAATCTAAACCCCGCTCCGGTTATGGGGGGTCGCAGAAAATAAGGCCACTACTAAAGTCATTGTAGCATCCATTGTAGGATCGTGAGCTTCACCTAAAGGCAATTCAGCAAGAATCTTTTTTATTTCTGGAGATAATCTGGGCACAATACAATTAAACGTATTTTCTAACTTAGCAGATCCACATAAGCGTTTAGACTTTGCGTTCCAATCAGCAATGTCTATAATTTTTCTAGGTTGTGGATATGTGAATCCTTTTATGTTACATATATTTTGTAGAGCTTCAAGATCACCTGTTCCTTTAACAATGACAGTTGATTCTGAAAATACTTTTAAAAATTTAGGGATCCATGTGTATGGTTCATGATGTTTTTTAATATGAGGATCATTTTTGTACAATTTGATTGCTTTATTTAACAAAGCTTTCTGTTTTGTATTCAAGACTGACTTATGAGCTTCAACCCAAGGAATACCGATTGATTCTTGAATCTGATCTAATTCTGCGGCAGTTTCAAGTTTGACAGTAGCAAATTGAGAAATAGGTAAAGACACGTCATCAAGAGGACAGTCTAATGTAACAAAGAATCTTTCTTTGATTGACCATCCTGCTGTTTTCTTACACATGAATCCACCAACTTCTCGAGGAACAAAGAAGTAATCTTTTTCAGGAAGGTAGTGTACATCTGCTTTATTGAAAAGATGCCAGAACTCACAATCAAATACTAGAATTTGATTACCATGGGATAATTTATCTAGCAAAGGACTATCCATTATTCTTAGGCAGATGCTTTTAGAAGTTGAAGAAGAACAGACTTAGAATCGCGTTTACCGTAGGGTAGACCTTTCTTGGATAGAAGTTCACGTAGTTCTGCAGTAGTCTTTGTCTGCAAGTCATCAACATCCTCAACAACCTCAACTTCTTCTTTTTGTACAGACTCACGATCATCTTCTACTTCAGGTTCTACTTCTTCTGCGTCTGCCGGAGGTTCAGCCTTAATAAACTGAGAGGCTACAAAGGTTGACAACGCACTCACAGCTTGAAGTACACGATTTTGTTGCCAGTACATATATCCTACCATACCCGCAAGAACAGCTACCATCGTTGCTAGCACAAGAACAGATAAATCAACCCAAGACATTTTATTATGAGTCCAGAAGAAAGCTTCTCTCTTTAAACGTAAATGACTCCTGATGCCTCACAATTTATTCTGAAAAAACAGTATCAAGCAATTCAACGTCGAGAACAAATGCCACATGAGAAAGGAATTACTAGGTTATCTTTATACGTTCCCCCCACTACTAGCTTAAATAATTTCCTTACTTCTTTCTCGACAAAAAATATCTCTTTGCTGAGACATCCTTTAGTTAATTTTTCTACTGGTTTAGGGTACAAATCTAGAACGGTACCTTCACGATATCCTCCCAACTCAACCTAAAAGTCGGCATCGAATTTAACTTCCATTTCAGAAGCAGACATTCCAATTCCGGGCTTTGAGTAATCAGAAACTTTCTTTTCAAAGAAATTTGTCTTTCCTTCTAGAGAAATCAGTTCCATAAATTCAAATGGATTTTGAACACTGTACAGTTTAGGAATTCCTAGTTGTACAGCGAGTCTGTCTGCTACATATTTAATGTAGACAATCATATCACGAGAATTCATACCGATTAGAGAACATGGTAATGCCTCTGTAATAAATTCAATCTCTTGTTGAACTGCTTCACGAATGATTGTTTCTATGACAGACACATCTAGTTCTGGCATCTTATGATACATTGCTACTGCAAATTCAGTGTGCAATGCCTCATCACGAGAAATCAGTTCATTAGAGAATGTCAAACCGGGAAGAAGTCCACGCTTTTTGAGCCAATAGATAGCACAAAATGAGCCTGAGAAGAAGATACCTTCAACACAAGCAAATGCTACTAGACGAACAGAATATGAATCTTGTTCATCAATCCACTTCAGAGCCCACAAAGCTTTTTTGCGAATACAAGGAATCTGATCAATGGCTTGAAAGAGTTCCGACTTCTCAAACGGATCTTTGACATATTGATCGATGAGCAGAGAATAGGTTTCGGAATGACAACCTTCCATAGCATTTTGAACTCCATAAAAGAGTCTGGCTACGGGAGACTGAACTTCTGCTTGAAAACGAGTTGCCAAGTTTTCTTGTACAATTCCATCAGATCCAGCAAAGAATGCTAGAACATGCTTAATGAAATGCTGTTCATTAGAACTGAGTTTCTCCCAATCTCCCTTATCACGGCTGAAATCAATTTCTTCAGCAACCCAGAAAGATCCTGATGCTTTTTTGTAGAGTTTGAACAAGTCCTGCTCCGACTCCGGAATAGGGAACAATGTAAATCTCTGGCTCAAAGTTCTGGCAGTAGGATCGAACATTGAGTTAAAGCTAGACATCCTGTTTTATTTAATATCGACAAATGAGTGGGGGATATCCGTTTTCAACATTATTGGGAAACAATGTTCTTGATCAAATTTTAGCACCTAAAATCGTAGGTACAACAGGATCTGGCTACGAAGTCAAACTTGATTTAGGTAACGTAGATACGGTATATGCTAACCAAGTTGGTACAACTGCTAATCCAGTTAGTCAAATTTATGCCACGGTAATAGGAAGTCCGGCAAATCGTGTATCAGATCTGTACGGTGTTACCTTGCATTATCAATTCCTAGATCCTCCGATTACAGGCGGGGGTGGTGGCGGAACAACGGGAGCTACAGGACCTACAGGACCAGGAGGGTCAGGACCAGCAGGAGCTACAGGACCAACAGGAACAGCAGGACCTACTGGATTTTCTGTACAAGTCACTGTGAATGAAGAAGTTGAAGAACTAGATCCCGGTACTCCACCCTACGTGTACGACGATGGTTTATTGGCACCTAATGTTAATTTAAACTTTGGTATTCCTCGAGGAGCTACTGGTCCTCAAGGTCCACCTGGAGATGGAACACAGATTATTGCAGGATCTCCTGGAAATGTTTTATTTTTTGGGGCTACAGGAGTAACATCTATAAATTCTTTCAATTTTGCGAATTCAACCTTAACTGTTCCTACTGAAATTATTACTCAATCTGGTAATACTGGTCAGATAAGACTGACAACAGCTGGAGGTGTATCTTATATTCAATCTGGATCAAGCTCCAATATTAATCAAGGAAACATTCTTTCTGTTGGTCGTCTGAATTCAGGAACAGATAGATCTACTATGCAAGTAAATACTCAGTCATATCATGTAGGGATTGGCCAGGGCAATAGTGCACCTGCTGGAGATCAAGTTTTAGATGTTTATGGGCGTACATTAATTCGTGTTGATGCAGGACCAAATAGTTCTGGAGGCGCGGTACTAGGAACGCCACATAATGTTCTTATACCAGGATTTCAAACTCTAGTTACTGGAAATTATTACCGTATTTATGGATGGGGTGAAGGTGGTACAGGACCTAATGCTACTGCAGGAGGAGAAATTGAATTTGATGTTGATTTGAGATCTTCGCCAAGTATACCATTAAATTGGAATATAGTTGGTGCTGGCCCTACTGGTGGAACTATTGGTTATCGGGGAGGTAATGCTTTACAACTATCATTAAATGGTAATCCCCTATGGGCATATGGTGGAGGTGGTGGATCATCTATTTTAAGTGGCGGAGCAGGTGGAGCTGGTACTACTGTAGGTGGAACAGGTGGATCAATAAATACTGGTGGAGGTGGTACAGGAGGAGTATTTGGATTTGGAGCTGGAGGAGCAACATTAAATTTCAATGATCCCGGATTAACTGTAACAGTAGCATATACATTTCCAACAGGAACTACATTTACTTTTCCACGTGTTGTTGATCAAAATCAATTTTTAACTGTTACTGCGATTGCTGGAGATAGAGTTCAAATTCAACTTCCTTCAGGAACATCTGCTAGTATTGCTTCCGGAACTGCTACGATTAATGGAACTACAAAATCATACGGCGAAGAATATTCAGTGGCTTCACTAAATAATATTCCAGTTGTAATTCCTGCAGGAGCCATAGGAATTACTGGGATACCTTTAACAGGTGACGGCACAGGAGCAACTGCAGTTCCAAATATTAATGTAACCGGATCATCTATTCAAGTTGTAAGTACGACAAGTCAGTTTTTGAGTACAACTTCAGCAACCTTAACTGGAGCATCTTCTGCACTATTTCCTACCGGAGGAACATTAAATTTTGGAAGCACTGCTGCAATTGAACGTAATGGTAGCATATTTATACTAACTGCTCCAATGTCTATTACTTTTGTACAAGGTATATTGACTGCTGATATAGTCTCAGCAGTAATTTCTCAAAATATTGCTGTTGGATTTCCAAATTATGGATCGATATCTACAGCAGGATCCGGATCTGCTGGACAAGGTGGTTCAGCAATAAATGGTGGTGGAGGTGGTGGAGGTTATTTTGGAGGTGGTGGTGGTAATGCAAATATTGGTGGAGTAGGAAGTTCTTTAGTTGTAGCCACAGGAGCTACAAATGGAAAAAATAATTCATTAATTTCAAGTACGGTTCCATATAATGATGGCGTATATAACCCGGGAACATACGGTGCTCCAGGATTAGCAGGTGGATGGGTTGTTATTGAATCGAGAGTTATCAACTCAGTAGCTCTTGGTGTTACAGGAGATGTTCGAGTTTCTGGTACATTAACTTGTGGCCCAATAAATTCTGGAGCAATTACTTCAACTGGAGCGTCATTATTTAGTGCTGGAGTACAAGTTGGTGGTGGAGTTGCTGGTGCTGGATTAAATGTTACAAATGGAATCACTGTTTCAACATCTGGTACTGTGCCTGCATTGACTGTAAATGGAACTATATCTTCTGGAGCAATTACTTCAACTGGAGCGTCAACTTTAGGATCAATATCTTTAGCAGGCGGAGCAGCTCAAAATTTAAATTGTCCAATGCCCTCACTACAAACTCTTGCGAATGTTACTGTTCAAGGAACCTTAACAGCTAGTGGCGGTATGATTGGAGGACAAAATGCTACTCCGTATGTTGGATTCCAGCCCACTAATGGTATAGACGTTCAATTTCCTTCCGTTACTTGGAATGGTTCACCAATTAATATTCAACTTGCATCGAGTGTTTCTGGTAATGCAAGTGCTATTTATAATATTATTTGTCCTACGGCATTACTAACAAATGCATTCTCCGGAAAAATTATAGCATTTGGGCTTCTATATTTGGGCGGATCAACGGCTGCTGGGGTAACTCTAAACTTTTATCGAGATTCTGTAGCACCTGCAAATCTTATGCGAAATTTTCGTATGTTTCCTGCATTTGCCGCTGTCAATTCTTTACGAGGCTTCCAATGCATCTATGAACCAACTAATTCGTATCCTGGTCCTTCATTTATCCAGGCTTTGTCTTGGGCTTGTATTGATACTCAATAATCAAATCTTCTGTACTAATTTGTGAATGGATAACGCAGAAACTCCTGAAGCTTCTGAAACTTTTTTCATATCTTGTTTTGTACGAAGTCCCAAGATATGTGCTGTTACTCCAGCCACAATAGTTTTTGGAGAATTTTCAAATTCAT